AACTCTAGATCAACCTGATCATTTTCTTTAGTAACGACTGAGTAGATGTTACGTATATTTTTATCGATACTATTATAGATAATATTGTTGCCTAATAGATCTGAAACCTTAGTCCATTGATTTTGTTGTACTCCTGCCGAACTTAAAGAAAATAACCAAACATCATCATTATTGATGTTCTGTGCTCCAACGCTGATAGTTTCGTTAGTGGTAGGAATGTCAACAGTGAAATCTGCAAACTCGAGACTTCCCTGTTTAAACATTAAAAAGAATCCTGTATTAGGACTTGCTGGACCTTTACCGTCATTCTTATAAATGAATCCTAGTTGGTTAGCAGGAACTGGAGCTTCTTCATAGAATACTGTGCTATTTGAAAAACTTGTAGACACGATTTCAAAACTCATACCTCGACCACTAACTGTTTTAGAATAAGAATAGATAGGAACGTCTGCTGATGTGGTTTTAAAACGATATTGTTCAGTAGGAATACCTTGTATGGTGCTTGTTCCTTGGCTACGACCAAACTGTGTGTTATCAGCCATCGCAGCGTTTAATACAACAATAAACTGTTCTAACCAGTTGGTGTTGGTTGGATCATTCCATTGGATGATCTGATTAGCAAGATTCTTACCATTGCCGTCAAGCAAGGATTCAGTAGTACTGACTGAAGTAAACTTTAAAAGTCCTTGTGCAGGAACGTTTCTTTTAGCATTATAAGAAAGCATACGAGCTAGTCTTAAAACACTGTCTCTTCGTTCTGCTAGATCAATAAAGTTTTCACGACTGGCCAGATCAACCCTAAACGCTAGGCTCTGTCCCAAGAACGCAACAGCGTCAATGAGGGCCATGTATTCAGAACTTTCAATATAGTCATTGAAATCTTCTGGGTAGTTCTGCCTTAGATATGTGATGATAACCCTACGTAAGTTTTCAAAATCGTAGGATTTGAAATCAGCATTTTTAAATGTCTGATAAATCCTTTTCCAATCTTGATTTAAAATCAGGTTATTCTGTCTAGAAGTCGTGGTCATTGTGTTTTCCTATATGATATTTACCTTAGAAAATTAAGTGGTCACTTTATTATCGCGTTCCTTCGGTCAAAGTCAAAGGTCATCCTTTCATTGATATTGAAAGGAATATAAACAAGATCTGCTTCTATCCTTATTCCTTGATCTGTGCTGTCTACTGTTACTGCCGTGACAGAAATCCTAGGATCATAGTTGACGATATCCTCAACATCCTTGGCTATCAATCGTTTAACTTCTTGTGTAAAAGGTTCAAACAACAGATCCCAAATGATAGTTCCGAAATCAGGATTTTCTAATTTTTCTCCCTTACGAATATGGAAATGGTTGATTATATCTTGCTTGACTAAATCTATATCGTAGAGCTTATAGTTTCTAGCAGATTCCTGAGAGTTAAACCCTCTATAGGTAAAAGATCTAGATCCTTCGGATCCTACAGATGCCTTATTTGCTGCTACAACTTGATTGTTATAAAGTTTTTTAGTTGCTAATCCCATTAATCTGTCTCCCTATCCAACTTATCGGAATCTAGTAAAGTCGGAGCAAAATGCTCATGCAATGGCCAAGGTTCGTGTTGAGGAACTCGTTTTAGAATACTCTTGAACTCTCCTGCCTGATATTTTTTAGGATTCCACCCCACTTCAGTACTTACACTTATATTTGATCTTAGTGCTAATGGTGTAACAAACGCTGCTGTTTCTGCAGGGGCAGCTACAACACTGCTATTCATATAGATCTTTTCTGCGCTTTCAATATGATTACTGCCGCTGCCTATATTAGTAGATCCTCCAGCGGTAAATTTATTGTCTATATTTGTGTTAAGATTAAATGTTCCGTGAGTAGATATTTTATTATCTTTGCCTACAAGAAGATTGTAATCGTTACCAACTGTGATCTTAGCATCGTTTGCTACTAAAAAATTTAAATCAGTCGCAACTTCAACCTGCCAGCGGCCGCTTTCTGCTTTCATATTAATATTGCGACCAGCTTCCATGTTTATATCTCTAGCTGCTTTAAGATTAAAATCTGCCTCAGTGTGTATACTGACGCAGTCAGAAGCATAGATATCTATCTTTCCCATGGATGTCATTTCTATCCATGTAGTACCTTGACTGTTGGCAATGTAGATTAAATCTTCGCTGTTATGCATCAACAACTGATGACCTGTTCTAGTTCTAATCCTAAAATATTCATTGTAAGGAATGTCAGGTTGATAATCTTTGGTTGTCTTGGCTGTGGTAATATCTACATATTCAACAGGACCTTCATCGGCTGGTTTTTTTCTATGGTAACGATCATCTCCGTCATCCATGGTAATAGTAGTTCCACCAAGACGACTTACCGGAACTGGATTGGTTGTTTCATCTTGTATTCTACCAATCTTAGCCTTCTTGGCATTTTCTCTCCTATCTAACGGTCCTGGTGTACTGATTCCAAATACCGAACTCGGAGCTTCTCTTCTAGATGTTGAAGTCGTAACTCCTCTAACATCGTCTTCTAAAAGTCCTTGTTGTAAGAAGGCGTCAGCAATAGGGTGTACTGGTTTTTTTATCTTATCCGTATCGATCTGTGTTTCATCGCCTTCATTAGGATTACCGTTGAGACGTTTGTTAACTTCACCAACTGGCAAAGGCATCTTGGTATTATATTTCTTTTTATCTTCTTCTGTGAGTTCTACTTCAGTAGTACCACCTATAGACGGAACCATATTATTAGCAAAGCGTGGCGGTATGCATCCAAACCAATAACCTTGGCTAGGATCTCCATCAACAAAACAAACCATAACTGTTACACCAACATCTGGTGGAACAAACCACATTCCGTAAGATTTCTGTGTATCATTGAAATCTGCTTTGTTATTTCCCATGAACTCAAAGCCAGTATAACCAAAGAATGGACTACAATACCTTACAGTGTATGTTTGATTTTCGTCGGCTACTGTATTACCTTGCTGTCTTAAGAGCGTGACTTCTAGATCACCCATAAAACTAGGGTCAAGATGATCTACCACTCTAGCAAGATAAGGTCCTGCTCCGATGTCTTTTGACTGTTGTAAATCTTCTGTTGGTCTAGATAATGTTGCCATGTTTTTCCTTTATTATGCCACTTGTGTTTCGCCGTTTTCTGAAGGTTGATCCGCTACTTCACCTGCATCGCCAAGGTCTTTAGCTGGTTTGACTGGTTCTTTAGTTTCAATAGCAAACTTACTACCGCCTGGAGCAGGTGTGTTAGGTTTGCCGTAATCTGATGCTTGTCCAGGCATCCTTACGCACTTTAATTTTTGTTTGAAAACACCATCATTAAAAATATTTTCACACATTATTACTCGATAGATTCCACCAAACGGACTGCTCGCAGTTTTGCCATTAGGAAAGTTATATAATCCATTACCATCTATCAGTCCTTCGTTAATATCAATAGGAGATCTAAAACCTATATGTATGTAAACATCATTTCCTTCATAGTGAGCCGTACCGTCTTTAGTAATCTGACTCACTCCGCCACCGCCAACCGGCTGAGCAAAATAATTCCCCATTCCGCTGTCAATCATCCAATAAGGGTCGCCTAGAGTTTCTAGATCTATAGTGACCATGTCTGCGCTGCTGCCTTTAACGAATGCGCTATGGAAAGCTTCTGCAACTTCTTTTTCAGTCGAAGTTCCTGAAGAACCGCCTTTAAACTTACTGATCAAATCTGGATCTCTAAATGGTCTAGCTCTACCCGTATTAGCTGTCAACCCGGCTTTGTCTGCATCACCCGATCCAGTTTCTGTTTTCTTAGGAAGATTTTCAGCTGTTCCTTGCCCGTCTGGCGATGCCTGTTTGCCTGCTTTAGCTTCGGCACTAGGGTTCACACCTGCATAGAACAGATTGTTAATATTAATATCAAACTTGAGAATGTCTACGTTCTTGCCAGTGTAGATATAGTTGTAGGACTTGCATATTTTTGTAGCTAAGTCTCCGTATCCTTCGGGACTAGCTGTTGCTGCACTGAAAACGCTTTCGTGAACTAAAAAAGGAACTACTCTAAAAATTATCTTTCTAGCATAGTCACCTGTTAATGAATCAAACTTGTCTTGTTGAAACATTATTTGTATATCAAGTTTAAACCATTTGATAAAACCGTTAGTGACATTTTCTTTTTTAAGAGCATTCATGCCATAGTCAGAGCTAACAATGACTTGATTGATAATAGATGTCAGCGATTGTGATTGAGAAAACTGGAAGGTCCTGCTCTTAGGATCTATCGCCATTTTATCTCGTTTCACTATACCAGTTTTTTCATCTCTCACATCACCATTGCGCTTTGGTACAAATGTTCCCCCAGAACTCTGAGAAAACCCAAAACTTGATTTTCCTATAGGATTGTTTCCATAGTTTCCTGCACCACCTAGGTTAGGAGCAAGGTTAGTTCCTAAGATAGTTTTTTTCTCAGCAGCATTAGGATTTACTGTGGCTTTCTTTTCTTCTAGGGGCGGATTCCCTGTAAACATCTCATAAGTGTTATCAGGAAACTGTATTTCATACACGTCCGGAAATAAAATCTTCTTTTCTTCTACTAGACGTTTTTCATTTTCATTGATAGTTCTACATAGACTCTTTTCACCGGTCACTAAAAGATCACCAACTGTTCCTGGTTCAAAGCCGCCTTCGGCTGTACCTTTACCTGTAGTTCCAGATATCGATATGTCTGTGTAGGTAATGTTTGTAGCATCAGCAAACCCTTGATGGTTCCATGGGATTCCTTCTACTTTATATGTGCTGCCGCCTTCATTGACGCTAAACTTACAACTAACTAGTTTTAGTGTAAAGAATTTAGGTTTTACAGCGGTATAGATATTTCCAACATCATCATAACCTTGGATGTCTAATCTTAAAACAAATGGAGCATTTTGTAGATAGTTTACATAGCCTGCGTTGACTGCTGCTACCTGCATACTTTGTAACAGTAATCCCATACTGTAAGGTTCATAAATGTCAAAACTAAACTTAATAGCATTGCTGTTCCCTGTCTGCGTATTTGCAGAAATAACAGCATTCATAGAAAAGTTGTTGACAAAAAATTCAGGCGATCCGTATGCGGTTTTTACTCTGTTTGAATCAAATCTTCCTGCAGACGAAAATACAACATATTTTAAATCGTTGGGACTATTTCTGTAAGATGCAGGATTATTAAACTGTGCAGGGGTTAGACAAGCCAGTGTCCAAAGAGGAGCATATGATGCATATTTTTCCAAAGGGTTAGGTATAACATTTGTTAACTGAGCTTCTATATTTGCACTAGTCTTTGTGGTATCTTGTAGTAAACTGCTGGCTCCTCCTACTATAGAATCTATAGCTCTAGCAGGATTTAAAAATGTCGAACGTAGAGCCGAGCCTGCGTTGAGTGCATTTCCAACAACATTCTGTACTATGTTAGTACCGTCGGGCTTACGAATAGCATCTGTAATAGAATCAAACCAGGCCATATTAAACTCCTAGAAACTTTTGTAGATTACTTTTCTTAGGAATATAAATGGTCACTCCTGGTTCAAAGTCATAGATAGGATCTCTAATAACATTCATATTCCTTTGAACAAACACCCACCATAGTTTAGATGTTCCATAAAGATCATAGGCAAGAAGATCTGGCCTATGCTTATATTGATTTTCTATAGTATATTTGAAATCATCTGGTTCTGCAGGAACTGGACGAATAGTTAACAACTCCATGTACAGGTTGTTAATATTTGTACTAGCCCACGGAGATGTTTCAGGATATAGTTCTGACATATTAAATGAATCCTACCGTAGAGTTACCAGCACGACGACCTCTTGAATAATCTTCAAGACTGAACTGACGCAATCTCGATCTGTTGTAGATTGGTGATACTGTTACACTTATAGTGCTTAATACAGGAACCCACGTTCTTGTTCCAAAGCTATCACAAAGTATGTAGTTAACGTCATCTTTTAAATCAACAGTAAATGATTTTATAATAACCGGAACGTTGTCAAACACACTAGCACCGTAGCCTGTTAGATTACAAATGATCGGTGGGTTCCCTGCGTTTTCGCCAGTACCAAAAAACATCTTTGTAGCTGTCTTAAAAAATGTAGTTGCCGCTATCCAATATGCGCCATCTGTTGCTGTTTCGCAGGTAAAGTCGCCTGAAATCTGTATATCTTCTATTGTACTATTCTTATAAGAATAAAACTTATAGTTGCTGTGTACGGGATCGATTTCTGTGTAGTTTGATTTAGTAGTAATGTTTATAGATGGGTTGTAAGGCCAGACAACACCACCTGTATTTTCTAAAAGACCAAACATTGGCGATTTAAACATACTCCATTGTGCGTTTATCCTAACACGCCAATCATCAGGTGCTCCTGGATTCAACTTAATAGCTGTTCCTTGTTTTGCAAAAAGCTCTCCACCAGCAGGAAGATTGATGCCTCTTCCTAGACTAAGTAAGTTATTAAGCATACCTGCTGCAGAACTAATAGTACCCGCCAATCCCATTAAACCACCTGCTAGATTTCCACCTGTGAGCTTTCCTATCGCTCCTGAAATGTCAGCAGTAATATTACTTGTGTTTGCTGCAACAGACTGTAAAGAGTTAACGGCGCCACCTACTTGAGACTGTATCTGTCCACCGATGCCTCCGAGAGCACCAAGACTCCCAGGTATTTGATTACCGAAGTTTCCGAGACCTTGTTTAATATTGCCTGTGAAACTGTTTAGACCGCTGCCAATACCACCACTCTGTTGGTTGACCACTGAGTCTAAGTTGGCCTTTGCCAAGGTATTACTGGCATTGCCCATGGCACTGCTTGCTGCGTTAGAGGCCTCTGAGATCTTAGCACCAAGTTGTTGTACCAATAAGGCCTGCGGGTTTATAGATAATCCTGCCATTTTGAACAAATTTCCTCTTTATACTCTATTTATTCTTAATAAAATATGCTATTATTATAAGTACTAGGAGAATGACATCTAATGACTATTCCAAAAATAAAATATCTAACAAATAAAGATCTCCTCAGAGAGATACACCTTAGTAAAAATACATATTGCAGTTTCGATAAGCCTGAACATCACGAATATGATTTGATACTGCCCAGTCTAGACAAAATCAATATTAGAACTATAGCAGAAGCCAAGAGAAATAAGGCTTCTAAGCTCAGTAAGCGAGCCTATGAAGCTGCCCAAGCAGCAGGTGGCAAAAAACTAAGCCCAAAAGATTTTGAAGTAGATTACAAAAAAGTAGCTAAGGTCGATGTAGTGTTTAGGATCATGACTTTCGAGCATATCCCGTTAGCACCAGGAAGAAAAAAGACTCTTAAAAATACTGCCGACAGCCACGAAAAAATCAACTTTCCTCCATTCCAACATTGGAAGTTTGACGACAACGATAACCTTATCTGCGTAGGTAAAAGCCACTGGAAAGGTGGGCTTGTCAAAGGTGTTTACAGCAAGGACCACGGAAAGATGACTGACAATCTTGCCCGCATGTTCTTGAAGCTCTGTGATCGTTATGCTACTCGCGGCAACGTCCGTGGCTATACCTACAATGATGAAATGAAGGGCCAGGCCATTTTGCAGCTCACACAGATAGGACTACAGTTTGACGAATCTAAATCAGATAATCCGTTTGCTTACTATACTGCTGCTGTCACTAATAGTTTCGTTCGTATCATTAATATTGAGAAGCGGAATCAAAATATCCGAGATGATATCTTAGAAATGAACGGAATGACTCCTAGTTGGACTCGACAAAATAGTGGCAGTTCTACAGCACCAGCAGCACCAGCAGCCCCTGTAAGCAGTGATGATTGGGATTGACTTGATTCAAAAAGAATTGTACACTATTAGTGGAGTAGACAAAATCAATGTTTAAAAAAGTTGCCTGTTTTACAGACATCCATTTTGGATTAAAATCTGGTAGTAGGATCCACAATCAAGACTGCGAAGATTTCGTAGATTGGTTCTGCGAAACTGCCAAACAAGAAGGTGCAGAAACCTGTATCTTCCTTGGTGACTGGCATCATAATCGATCAACGACTGATGTTAGTACCATGAACTATACTGTTAGCAATCTAGAAAAACTAAACAACAGTTTTGATCATGTATATCTGATCATGGGCAACCATGATGAATACTACAAGGACAAACGTGAAATACACAGCCTAGAGTTTGCTAGACTGTTTCCTAATATCACGGTAGTGAACCAAACCATAACTGATGGCGATGTAACTATCATGCCATGGCTTGTTGGTGACGAGTGGCAGAAGATTCCTAAGATCAAGAGCCGTTATATGTTTTCGCATCTTGAGCTTCCGCATTTTTATATGAACGCCATGGTGCAGATGCCAGACCACGGTCAGTTGCAGTCTACACACTTTGCTAATCAAGAATATGTGTTTACAGGGCATTTCCATAAACGACAGACCAAAGGCAATATCGTTTACATCGGCAATGCGTTTCCGCACAACTATGCAGATTCGTTTGATGACG